CCCTTTTTTATTTTGTAAATTGAAAAAAATATCTTATATTTACATTATAACAATAAAAATTAAAAACAATGACAAAGTATTACGCAGTTATGGTCGCAATCGAAGTAGAAGATGCGAAAGGTAAAATCAAAAAACAAAAAGAAAACTATTTGGTAGATGCAATGTCCTGTACAGAAGCTGAAGCTAAATTGGTCCAAAAGTTCACAAAGGATGCGGTAAAGCTTGAATACGAAGTAGTAAAAGTATCTGAAACAAAAATCATTGAAGTTATCTAATTATGGAATTAGAAGTTAAAGAAGCCAAGATATTGGTCTTAAAGAGAGTTCCACCTGGAGATAGATGGCAATTTGTAGATACAAAAGTAAATCCAAAAATCTACACATCTTTAACGGATGCATTGGAAGGTTGGTATCAACATTCAGGAGAAACAAATTTTTATATGGAAGCTAGAAAAGGAACCGTACATATTGTTATGGAAGAACAAGTAGAAATTCCTATTAAAAAGTTTTCATTGTACGGTGAAGATTAATTTTTTTGATACTTCGTTATACTTATATGTAAAACAAGTATTATGAAAAAAATCTTTGCGTTTCTTAAAAATTTATTTGTAAAAGTTGACCAATTGGAAGACAAAGTAGAAAAGTTTGTTGATGAAACAAGTATGTTATCTCCTGAACAAAAAAAGAAAGTTAAAAAAACATTAGATGATGTTGACCGTGTTGGTGAAAACATTGAAGATGTTGTTGAAAAAGCCGAAGTAGCTCATGAAAAAGTATCTAAAGCAGTAAAATCAAAAAATTTAGTTGAAGTGATGTCTGCAGTTGATTCTGTAAAAGATGTTGTTAAAGAAGCTAAAGAAGTTGAAGCAGATGCTAAAGAGGTAGTAAAAAAAGTTAAGTCAGTAAAATCTAAAAAGGCTTAATTAAAATGGCAAAAGGTAACTCATCGGGTGTTCCAAAAACTACATTTGGAAAAAGAAAAAAGGGCAGGCATTCTAAAGCAAAAAATAAACATGATAGGTCTGAAAAGAACTATCGTGGTCAAGGAAGATAATTCTTATGAATAAATTTGAGAGAAAAATTTATCAGTTAATAATGGAAAATGACATTGTCAAAAATAAAAAAACTGGCAATGTCTATTCCGTTGTTAAAATGGATCCTACAAAGCACGATAAGCCAACTCCTGCCGAAGTAGAAAAAGCAAAACAAGATAATGGTGGTGAAGTTCCAAAAGGAGAAAAATCAAAAGTGGATAAAACCGCAGGAGAAGAACCTGGAAAAGAAAAACAGAAAGGAGATAAACTTTCTGGATCAGATTTAAAATCAACTGCAGAAAAGCCAAAGAAGAATTCGGAAGTTCCAATGCTAAAGGATTTGATGCCAAACGCAACTTTTGATAGAAAACCACTATCGGCTGTAGCACCAATCGAAAGGCAGCAAATATCAACTATAATAGATAAACTTGCAGAATTAGGTAAGCAAGCAAAGGAAAAGGGTGAAAAAGCACCTAACTTCAATTTGTGTCAGGTAACTGTTCCTGGTACCAATTTATATTGCGATGGTAATAAGGGTATTCCGAGAGAGGATATGCCACAATTCAAAGGAACTCCTGAAGCAGGATCACCTGCGGACAAACTTCCAAAAGATGAAAATGGAGAAGCGGATACCGAAGAGTTCTTCAAAGAAATGTTAAACAAACAAGGAATAGATGTATCAGAACCTGCAGAAGTTCCAGCAGACCGTTTGAAAGCAACACAGAGTGAGCTTGTGGGTGTTAAAGTTGCAGGAATGAGTAAAGTATTGGCAGACCCAAAACATCCTGCATATGAGAAGATAACTGCTCCTATATACGTTTCTAATGATGGATATGTGTTAGATGGGCATCATAGATGGGCAGCAGTAGTTGCACATAATGCATCTAATCCAGATAACCAAATACCAATGAAGGTTAGAGTAATTGATGAACCAATTGTTCCATTGGTTAAAAGGTCAAACTCATTTGCAGAAGCAATTGGTATTAGAGCTAAAAAAGCAGATACAGGTGCCGGTGGAGGACCACAGCCTATAACTAAATAATTTTTGAAAACAGGTTATATTTATTATTAAAAATATAACAATGTTATTAAAAAGAGGTGATAATAACGATAATGTAAAGTTATTACAAATTAAGTTAGGAGTTGACCCAATAGGAAACTACGGTCCAAAAACGGAAGAAGCCGTTAAAGCATATCAATTAAAAAATGGATTCACACCAAATGGTATTGTAGATGATGCCGTTTGGAATAAAATTATGGGAGTAACTCCAGTATCCGTTCAAAAAAAAACTACGGAGACAGTTCAACCGAAGCAGACAACCCAATCAACTTCATTATTTAAGTTGGATAAACTAAAAGGACACATTCCTGATATTGTAATCCAACAAATTCCAGATACCGCAGCAAAATTCAATATAAATACTCCATTGAGATTGGCACACTTTTTGGCACAATGTGGACATGAGAGTGGTGGATTTACAATTAATGTAGAAAATCTAAACTATTCAGCAAAAGGATTAAGACAGATATTTCCAAAATACTTTCCAACACAACAAATGGCAGATGCATATGCAAGACAGCCTGAAAAGATTGCAAATAAAGTATACGCATCTCGCATGGGAAATGGAGATGAAAAAAGTGGTGAGGGTTATAAATATCGTGGCAGAGGATATATACAGTTGACGGGTAAAAACAACTATACTGCATTTGCAAATTCAATAAATGACAACGAAGTAATATCCAATCCTTCGAAGGTGGCAACAAACTACTCATTATTATCAGCAGCTTGGTTTTTCCAAAGATGTTTAACTAAATGTGATTTGGGAGCAACTAGAGAAGTTGTTACCGCAGTTACTAAAATGGTAAATGGTGGAACAATTGGATTGGAAGATAGAATAAAACACTTTAACGAATACTACAAACTATTAAGTTAATTTTGTAATATGGTAAATATATTGTATATTTGATATATAAAAATATATTATGGAAAAACTAAAAATAGTTACAAACATTCTAATAGTTACATCGGTCATAGGATTGGCAATATCCTACATCAGTCAATTATCCACATTAATACCTGACATTAATTTTTTGGAAGCAGTTGGTATATATTGTCTTTGGACACCGATTCATCATGCATTAAGTTCATTTTTTCCATCACAAAAATAAAATACTACTATGTATTTGGAAGCCGTTACAGTTTGTGTTAATTACTCCGATTTTCTTGCGCATACATTGCCATACATAAAACATCACTTCAATCACATGGTTGTCGTTACTACTCCCGAAGATATAGATACTCAACGGGTATGTGAGTATTATAATGTCCAATGTGTAACAACAAATGAATTTACCAAAAATGGAGATGTTTTTAATAAAGCTAGAGGAATAAATGTTGGATTAGAACATCTTTCAAAAAAAGATTGGGTTATTCATATAGATTCTGATATGTATCTTCCACCATTGACTAGACATATATTGGAAAGAATTTCATTAGATAAGAAAAATCTATATGGAATAGATAGGATGATGTGTCCAGATTTTGAATCATGGCAAAAATTCATAACAAAACCGGAACCATTACATAGTGGTTGGGTATATATACACCCAATACCATTCCCTATGGGTGTGAGGATTGGAGAATATATGAGTGAAGGATATGAACCAATCGGATTTTTTCAGATGTGGAATCCCAACGGAAGTGGTATAACGGAATATCCAAATCAACATGGTGCAGCAGATAGAACAGATGTGTTATTTGCAAAAATGTGGAAAAGACAAAATAGAATTTTGATACCAGAAATAATAGGAATACATCTTGATTCCGAAAATTCCACAATAAATGAAATGGGTAAAAATTGGAATGGGAGAAAAACGGCACATTTTGGTAATAAAACATCGCAAAAACTAAAAAGAAAACGATGGTATTCTTTTGGTTTATTCTAATTTTTATATTTATATGGGTAAAGTAAAATTCCGTACTACATAGTTAATATCGGTCAGTTATTTAGTTACATATTTTTAACCATAAAAAACGTTTCAAGTATGGCAAAGGTGGCCGAAAATTTAGCAGGTGCAGTAAAAGCTCCAATTACATTTAAAGAGTTTGCAAAAGAACCAGTAAAGGGATTATTATTCATTGTTATCATAGCAATAGGATATCTATATGTTGATGGTAAGGTAAATTACAATTCTCAAATTGAAAAGCAAGGTGAGAAAATTGTAATTTTAGAAGGAAAGGTAGAAACACTTTCAAATCAACTTCGTAGAAGTGATAGTGCATTGGCATCAGCCGTTGCAAAGATAACTTTATTGCAAGAACTTGGTAAAATTAAATAAAATGAGAGTTATAAAATCATTATTTTTGATATTATCTTTTGCTGGATGTGTTCATGATTCAAATACGGATATATTAGATACATCATCCGTTGATAGTATTTTAATTAATAGTAAAAATAATTTAGATACTGCGGTTATAGTGAATCAGAAAAGTGATTCTATGACAAAAGAAACTATTATAAAAGTTGTAAAAGAAATAAAATTTTTGAATAATGAGGTTGAAAAGTATAAAGAAATAAACCTTTTAACTAGTCAAAAAGTTGCAACTGAAAAAATAATATATAGAATAGATACGGTTTATATTGAAACTAAAAAGAACTTTTGGGGAAAAGAAAAAACTAGCACATCTGTAAAATCAGACAGTATTGTAAATGAAAAAATAGATACAACAATTAAAAGTGTTATAGATACTACATTAAGTAACAATTAAAAAAATGGTATATGGGATTCTTTAAAGATTTATTTAACGATGATAACAACATAAATGAAAAATCAGTTGTTGGATTCTCTGCATTTATTTGCATGGTTGCGGCATTGACAATAGATTTGGTAACGGGATATATGGGGCAGGAGTTACTAATTAACGAATTTATTTTCAACGGATTTTTAGTAATTACATTAGGTGCATTTGGTATTGCATCCATTGATAAATACACAAATAGAAAAGCCGAAAATGATAAAGCTAAAATTGATAACGAATTGGGTGTTGAAGAACCGCGTCCTTACAAAGATGAAGAAGTTGGATAAAATGATAACTTAAAATTAAAATTAAAACCCTCACATTTATTGGGGGTTTTTTATTTATATCTATGAATACTGATTTGACAATTGTTATTCCTTGTAAAAATGAAAGTAGAAATATATACGATTGTGTTTACAATATAAGTAAACAAATTGGGATAGAGGGAACTACTATAATCATTTGCGATAATTCAGATGATACTGATTCTATAAATTGGGTTTGGAAAACAAAATATGATTTTATGCATACTTTGCAAATAAAAATCATAAAGGGTGGGTTCCCCGCTAAAGCAAGACTAGAAGGTAGTAGATTGGTAAAAACTCCATATGTTCTATTTTTAGATGCAGATATTATGTTGACTGATGAAAAATTATTATTACAAATATCAAAGATAAAAAAAGGATTGGTTACGGCAACATTTGTAACAGATAAACCTTATAACTTTGTTTTTAGATTTTTTGATATATTTCAGAAAATAGGAATAAAATTAAATTCTATATTTGCAGTAGGTGGGTTTCAGTATTGGAAAACGGATTTGTATTGGGAAGTGGGTGGATATGATGAAACTGATATAGTGGCGGAGGATTATAGAATATCATCAAAAGTAAATAAAAATCAGTTTTATATAGTAAAAACAAAAGGAATTTATACATCGGCAAGAAGATTTGTAAATAAAGGTGTGTTTTTTATGTTTAAATTAATGATTTTATGTTTTTTAAATAAAAATAATTCTGAATTTTTTAAAAAAGATCACAACTATTGGAAATGAATAAATTTAAAGCAATTATAGTATCGGATTTACATTTGGGAACAAAGGATAGTAAAGCCGAAGAATTTATAGAATTTTTAGAAACCCATCCAACAAATTTGTTAGTATTAAATGGGGATATTATTGATGGTTGGGCAATCAATAGAGGAAGTAAATGGAAAAAAAAGCATACAAAAGTAATTTCTAAACTATTACAATTATCAAACAATACTGAAATAATCTGGATAAGAGGAAATCATGACGAATTTATACAAGAATTTATCGGAACAAATTTTGGAAACATTCAAATCAGAGAAGATTACAAACTTACTATTACGAATTGGGTTGAAAATGATTTATATAGGAATGAAAGTTATTACATTTTTCATGGAGATGTTGTGGATGTTTTTATAACAAAATACAAATGGTTATCTAAAATAGGTTCTATTGGTTACGATTTTGCTCTATGGCTTAATAGAGTTTATAACAAATATCGTAAATGGAGAAACTTACCGTATCAGTCCATATCGCAAAAAATAAAACATGGTGTAAAGGCAGCAACAAATTACATAAACGATTTTGAAACAACCGCATTGAAGATGGCAGAGAAGAAAGGATGTGATGGTGTTATATGCGGACATATACACCAACCTGAAGATAGATTCATTGGAGGGAAACGATATATAAATACAGGAGATTGGGTAGAAAATATGAGTGCAATTTGTGTTGATAATAATGGAAAATTATATTTATACAAAAAGTAATTATGTATAAATTTTTAGATTTGTTATTTAATTTCAATGATGGTAAAAAAATAAATTTTGAAAGGTCTATATTTTATGGCATTTTCATTTTTTTCTTTAGTTTATTGATTTGTAATCTTTCATTTGGGCAATTAAGAGATTCAGTTAGAGTGAAGAATAGAGTATTTGATGTAGTTTATTCTGAAAAATTAGAACAACCAAAAGTTCTAATATATCGTTCTATAAATAGACCACAAAATGTCACTAGAACTGGACTTAATTTTTATACAGAACCAAATATAAAAACATCGGATAACAATGATTATGCAGCAAATGTTTGGGATAAAGGACATTTGGCACCAGCAGGAACTTTTACGGATTCTATTCATTTAATGAAACAAACATTTTCATTTTTGAATTGTGTATTGCAAGACCAATATCTTAATAGAGGTGAATGGAGATTATTAGAAGAACAGGAAAGAAAATGGGATGATGTAGAACATTTGACAGTTAAAGTTGAAGTATTATTTAATTCAAATTCCAAAAGATTACCAACAGGAGCAGTAATACCATCGCATTTTAGAAAGCATATATATTTTGAAAAATCTAAAAAATGGAAATGCTTTATATTTCCAAATCAAAGACCAACAATGGTTTGGCAAAAATATGAAGTAATTTGTAATAATCATTAAATAAAAAAGAATGTTCAAACCTAATCATTTACATATTTTGATTAAGGGGTATATGATAACTCCACCAAAAAGGGAAGTTGTATTGAATGAGTTTTTCAAAAGTTTGGTTAGAAAAGTTGGAATGAAAGTTGTAGCAGGACCAACATCGGTATATGTGAACGAACCTGGAAATGAAGGAATAACAGGTACGGTAACATTAGCTACATCACACGCATCTATACATGTTTGGGATAGAGATGTTCCACCTATGTTTCAATTTGACTTGTATAGTTGTTCAGAATTTACAAAAGAACAAGTATTGGATGAAATAGATTATTGGTTTGGGTTATATTCAGCACATTGGGTAATGTTTGATAGAAACGGTGATACCATAGTTGAAATAGATAGAGGATACATAATTAATCGTAAAGATGATAAAAAATAAATTAGTAGAAATAAAAGATGAATTTAATCTTATAAAAAAAATTGGTGATGCATTAATTACCGATGGTTATAATTCATCCAATTGTACGATAATAACGATTTCTACGGAGCAAAGTTCTATAATGGGACAACTATTAAGACACCAATTATCTTTGGATGGTGAGGTTACAAATGGGTTTAGTATAGATGTTCCTGTAATTGAAGAAGAATGGGATGATAAATGTATCGAAGTGTTGACTAATGTCTTTCAAAGTAAATACAAACTGATTCAAAACAAAAAAATAATTTTAGTAAGAGCACAAATAAAAACAGGAGTATCCTTTGAGTATGTTCACAATTTTATGAAAAAAAATCTTGGGGCTAATAACAAAATAATTAGTGTAACTTTATTTGAAAACATAAGCTCAAATTGGGAAAGTGATTATGTTGGTGAGTATTATGATGCAGAATTTGAAAAATTATCTTTTTGGTGGGAAAACAGTTTTTGAAAAATGAATTAAATTGTTTATATTCGTATATATGAACATTCAGAACTTTGAAAAGATAAATGGTGAAAAATTTGATTTAGCAGGTGCACAGTTTTATGTTGCAGATGCAGAATTAATTGGAACAAAGTATTACCTAAAAATATATGAATTAGATAATAAAACCGAATGTTTTGAGATTCGTATAGGTAAACATAAAGATTATTTAGATGTTATGTGCTATTTGATGGGTGATAATACTATAAAGTCTCAAACTAAATTTGTTTTAAGAAAAAACGATATACAAAACATAACATCCTTTTTGACTAATATCGGAACATTAATACTAAAAAGTCCAGTAATGTATGCATATGTTCATCTTATCTCTGAAATTCAGAAAACAAATAAAAATAAAAATAAATTAAAAGTATCCACTCCCGGTGGATTGTATAACACAAATAGATCAACTAAAATTGTCTAAAATGAAAATTAAAGATGTAGACCGTTTCTTGAAAGAAGAAGAAAGTTATCAATCTAAAAAGTTTACAAAAAGTAAACCTAAAAAAATGAAATCGGAAGAATTTCAGAAAAATGCAAAAAAACCAATAGAAAAAAAGAGCTGGAAGGTATAACATATAATAATTTTTATACTTATATAAACCATTGAAAATCAATGATTTATAACTTTTTTGAAAATAAATTTGGTAATATCAAATAGTTTTCGTATATTTGTATTCATCCATTAAAAAATAACAATGGATATGTTCTTTGAATAATATGGGGGTATCTTGGTATTGATTGCTATGCGAATGGTAGTATCACAAGTAGTGGGAAGGTTCTCCAACCACTTTAATAAAGGAATCAAACAATAAATGACGAAAAGTCAACTATGACTTACGATGACCTAATGGCATTCGTAGGTATGGATTACGCAGTAGCTGCCTAATCCCTCCCGCACACATCGTGGGATATTAAAAAGAATGTGCAATCAGACTACTTCTCGCTGAGTCTTAAAATAAGAGTGGGGAAACATAATGATAATGTATGTATAAAATTTATCTATTTGTTCGTTGTGAATAACGAAATAAACTTGTGAGAAGCTGATATTATTATTACAAAGTAAGACGTCGGTTCGAGTCCGACTACCTCCAGAGTTATAACTGACTCTGGAGGTATTTTTTCCTCATCTCCACATATATTTTTATCATCTCCACATATTTATATGTATGAAAGTAGTAAAATGTATATGTGATATTTGTGGCAAAGAGTTTGAAAAACCACAAAACGAATATAATAGACGAACTAAATTAGGTAAAACGAAATTATATTGTAGCCTGATATGTTCTGGAAAAAGAAAAGAAAATTTTGAAAGACTTAAAGATATATCCAAATCTACACGTTTTAAGGGTGGTGAAAATAAGCTTACAAATACAGATGATGTTCTATTAAGTGGATTAAAAGAATTTAGCAGAAGAGTTAGAAGAAGAAAACAATTCGCAGAAGAATTGAAACCAATTGAATTATTAGAAATATGGAAAAAACAAAATGGCAAATGTACCCTAACAAAAGTTGATTTAATTTTACCAAATGATTTCAGATACAAAACTACAAATAATAACTATAAAGCATCAATTGATAGAATTGATAGTAAAAAACCATATACAATAGATAATGTTCAATTTTTAAGTGCTACGGCAAATTACTTAAAACAGGATATGAATGTAGAAGATGTGAATGAATTTTTCAGTATAGTTAAGAGTTCATAACTGATTGATTATCAATGACTTATAAATTTATTTGGTAAATTCAAAAAAGTTTCGTATCTTTGGTATTCAATCAACAAAAAAAGTAGTTCTTTTATATATTATTATCGTGGAGTGGACTGGAGTTGGTTCCAGCTTGGTCTCATAAGCCAAATGACACGGGTTCGAATCCCGTCTCCGCAACCAAAAAAAGATTTGGTAGTTTCAAAAAACTTCCATATCTTTACAAAGTTGAATGATTAAAGGTTCGGATAAAGCCGCTGAACTTAAGCTACCGGTCATCATTC